ACTGAGTAATGTTCCCACGAGCGCAGAACACTTTAAAAGTGATGAGATAGTCTGAACTGTATCGATGGTAAAGATACAGAATCAAAGGATAAAGAACCTTTGAGATAACACATTGCCACATCCCGGTTATATCATCGAGATGGCTGTAGAGCCTGTGGTTGTTCACGATTTTAGTAAGCAGCCCGGTCAAACTGTTCAATTAGACAGATATCGCTTCTGGGGTAATCCAGGTAATAAGGATTCCAGAGAGCGTACTGCTGATCAAACACTTGGCACAGCATCTAGCAGAAATATTGTTAAGGACAAAGTCCTCGTCAACCTTAAGGAGTACACCGGCCCTGCTGATCCAGCA